CATTTGAAGAGAATGTTAATCTGTTATAATTAAAGTTAAACCCAATATCAGCAGAAACTCCATATGTTGTTGTATTAGTATAATCAAAGATACTGCCTTGCTCGAAGCCAAATAGTAGATTATAGCCACCAATGATATCTGTCTTAAAGTATGTATCACCGGTGCCTGTCAAGCCAGCATAAAAGCCATCTGTATCATTTGCATCAGTATATACAATCTCATTACTACTCAGCTTAATATAGATAGGAGTATCTTCAGTTGTAATTGTATCAACTTGAACTGTCTCTGATATACCATTTGATGTTAATATCTGAACAAAAGATGAGCTAGGTTTGAGGTGACCATATGTTTCATCAGCCAATCCAGTTCTAAAGTAGTCATTATCCGCCCCAGCAGAGGAATATGCTACAATTGAAGGCATGCCACTCTCAAGAGTTCTATAAGAGTTATACCTCTCAATTGTTATAGGATTAAGTACCTGCCCTGTTTCGTGTGTTATATCTGAAACAGCACTAATAGTAAGCTTATCAGTAATAAAGTCTGTAATGTCTACTTTGGCAGAGTATGTGTCAAAGTAACCTACACCCTTCGAATCATATAAGTAGCAGTTTACTGTATATCTACCAGGCACTTCATATGCGTGTGTAGCCGTGACACTCTCTGTTGTAGTACCATCACCAAAATCCCATACAATTCTCTTATTAGAGACAAAGTCAGCTATACCATCCTCAAGATTAGGTGCAAATGTTAGTGGTGTGAAAGGAAGTGCATAGCTCTCATATGTTTCAACACCCTTATAATTCCTAACATGGAAGAAGTTGTATAGCAAGTCGAATTCACCTGATGAATCGAGTTGGAGAGAGCTTAACGACATATAACATATTTAATACTAACGTCGTTGTATAGCAATCTTATTCGTGATATTTTGTGGATTGTAGAAGTATCCGAACTGGAAATCTTGCAGCTGATAGTTGAGAGACTGGATAGTCCTATCAACATCCTTATAATCAGGGTTCCACACAATAAAGCTTAAGTTAGCAATCTCACTATTCCCATTAACTGTATGTAAAGCTGTTACACCTTGAATGTTAATAATGTCATTTGTAAGATCTGCTACGTTAATAATATCACCAAGCTGTATATTAGCAAAGTACTTATTGATAGTGTTGTATATGGCTGTCTTTATAGCGCCATCATTGAGAGCTTGGTTCTTATCGATGGTAACGCGAAGCACTGTATCATTCACTATTTCATCAACCGTGTCGTTAGACCCAAGCGAGCTACCACCAACGTTAGATACGCCAAACGCAAAGGCCTTGAAGATTGGATCAGCAATAACTACGTTTTGTGTAATGTCTTTCGTATTCTCACAGAATTCAGTAATAAGCTGCTTTTGAGCAGGATTGAGATACTTAGGAGTTACCCCATTTAATGTAGCGTCACCAGTTGGCACTGTATATACATATACATTGTTAAATGATGTTGAAGTTGAAAACAATACTTGAGAGTAAAGAATACGAGCATCATCATTACCTCTAGCTAGCCCAATATCATCATAGTATGCAAGTACCTTAGAAGTATAATCAGTATTTGAAAGTACCTTTACATCACGCGTGATGTTATTAAAGTTTCTATTGATTTGATACTCGTAATCATCTTTTGTTACAAGTCTGTTCTGTGAGGCAAATACTTTTGGTGCGCTGTTCTTAATCTCATCAACAGTCTCAGCCTTCCTAGGTGGTGATGATCTATTGTAGTTATTAGTAGTAATAGTAGTAAGTTGAGAAGGGGTAATCAATGTCACATCTGCACTGTAAATAACACTCTTAACAGCTTCAAAATTTGATGAGCCATATAATACGAATGAAGCATTACCAAGTGAATTTGGACCAATTTCACCAGCTTCGTTATCAGATATAATATAGAATACTAACACCCTATCATTTGCACCAAGCTGCTTACCATTAAGATTATTACCAAACTTAAATTCGTAATTACCTTTACCATTAAGACGCTTTTCAAATCTAGTAGCATCAGCCTCTTCAAGGAATAAGGAAGCTGTCTCTTTATACTCTGTCCATGTACCTTTAGTATTATTTTGCACAAACACACTAAAGGTATTGTCACTTATAAACTTGGAATCATTGAGGTTTGAAGTACTCTGTGTAAACTGCTTTGAAGTGAAGGAATCAATGAGAATGATATTCTCATATGGCTCACCAGTAGCATTAAATGTCGCTTCTGTAAGTGTTCCTTGGTATAAAGTATTATTTGATGTTGCAACAGCTTCGAGTCCAGTATCTACAGTCTTTTCAAATGTAATGTCTTGAGTAGATACATATGTATTACCACCTGCTGCAATGTTACTAAATCTAGGGAGTGTATAAACATTAGCAGCAAGGTTGTTAGCTGATAGAGAGATGTTAAGTAAGGATGTCTGATCACCAAGAGGACTATATCCAATGTTACCTACAAGCTTATTCATGTTCTCGTAGATAGTAGCAGTATTGAATGTAGACTCGTTAGATGTAGTATTAAGCTGGAAGAGCAATACATGATACATATAAGCTACAACATCAATAAAAGCACTGAAGTTCGAACCTTCGAAGTTCTGATCAGTAAATATCTCATTCTCATTAAGTCTTGCAATGATAAGACTCTTGAGAGAATTAGCATCGAATGAGAGATAAGCATTCTTTGGAAGCTTATAGTCTGTAAAGTCTTGAAGGCTCATTGTATATATTTAATCTACCAGCTTTAAACTACTACATATCCATCCTTATTCAAAGTAGCATTGAGTGATAGGTTATAGATGTCAAGCTTAGGGACGCTAAAGCTTATCTCAATATCATATTGATTTTCATCTGGACTACCCTCAATCACAACTCCTTCTAATCTAACACGTGGCTCTTGCACACCTAGATTATTGTATATATAATATCCTAGGAAGTATGATGTCGTTGTATTAACAGGCTCAAAGAGATAGCTTCTAAAATCTAACCCCAGATTGGGGTTAAGAAGCTTCTGACCTGGAGTCGTTGTGAGAATGTTTTTAATTGAATTAATAACTGATTGTCCATCTTGTAGTTCATCAATATCCTTTGGAGATGGGCTTGAATATAACTCTTCCCCATTAAAGCGACTTAATGATATATCGAATTTTATATCTTTATACAAGTATCCACTATCTAGAGAGTTCTTTTCAAAAGATGTTAATTTGAGATTGTCTAACCTTACTGCCATAAAATTGTATAATTATTTATACTACTGACTAAATAATAGTATGGCTAAAGACAATAAATTTCTTGCTCTCCTCGAAACATACGAGAGCCGGTACAATCAGCAAGGTTTCCTTGTAGGAGATGTATTCAAGTTTAACGATGATTTCAAGAGTCATGACCGATATAAAGATCTTCCAGATAATGTTAGAGCTGTTATTGACTCAATGATTGATTCCGGGCTTCATATACGCGTATCACAAATCAATGCAGATTTAGGTGACGTTGTTGTTGCATCTGATTACGGTGGTGGTCGCCTTGTAGGTAAGATCAGGATACCAAGTGCTCTTGGACAACCAGTAGACTTTGGTGTCAATCTTCCTCCTATCGCTGATGTTCAAAAGCATGCTGGTAAAGTTACTATTAAGCCTGAAGAAGTTCCTAAGCTTCCTGCACATAGTAATAGTGCAGGTGCTCTAGAAGAAGATGAAGAAGTTGAAGCTGTAGTTGCAGAAAGCGCAGAAGATAGTGCTGAAATCAAAGTTACATACACTCAGCAATATCTCTAATGAGTAAAATTATTGCCACTACGAAGTGGTGCCCTTGCTGTAATTGCTCGCAGAAGATCAAAGGGTTCCGCTCGTATAGATGTAGAGATTGCTGGGTTGCTGCAGGTAGGCCAAAGGTTGAGGTACACTTCAAAGCAATGGATAAGCCGAAACCAGTTAAAGTAGTCGTTAAGGAGACTTCTAAGAGAGTATTAAAGTCTGTAGTGTACAAGCCAGTTGTACTCATCGAAGATAGGCCAAAGAAGAGGGTTAAAAGGAAAGTACCTAAAAAGCCACTTAAGAAGGTAGTTAAAAAGAAGAAATAAAAAAAAAGCCGCTTAAGCGGCTTTTTTGTTTTATGTTAACAACCTAATGCCTTATGTCTTAAGAGTACTCTCAATGCTAATTAAGCAAGCGAAGCAATTGATTTCCTTATCAACGACGAATTGTGTCTTATAGAGATGCTCTGCAATGACTGCAATGATCTGTTTCTTACGCATATCATCCATAGGTTGCTCGTAGATATAATCTAAGAGGTTTCCAAGAAGAGTATCATAATCACCTTGAAATCTATCTTCATTTTGGATTAGATACTTACGAACACTTAACGAGTCTTTTTTGAGACCTTCGAAGACCGCCGCAAGCAGCTCACTATCACTCCCATTACTATCAATGCAAAGCTCGCCGTCAATAACTGACTTTTGGATCTCGTTGATAGTTTTTCGGAGGTCAGGGAAGTGTCTTTTAACCAGTATGACAAATTTCTTTTTCTGTTCATCGCTTACTTTTACGTTTTCTAATTTTAATATGTTGAAGCATCGCTTCGCTGCCTGATCTACTACAGGCTTAATGTCTAGTGATTGGCATCTTGACTGCAGCGCAGGAATGATCTTATGCTTGTAGTTAGCAGTAAGAATGAACCTACAATACTTGGCATATGTCTCCATTGTATTACGGAGAGCAGCCTGTGCTTGTGCAGTGAGACCATCAGCCTCGTCAAGTACAATAACTTTGATACCACCATCGAAAGATTTAGTCTGAGCGAAGTTGGTAATCTTATGCCTAATGACATCAATACCTGACTCATCAGATGCATTGATGTATTGAAAGTTACAACCAAGCACATCATTAACCAAGATACGTGCAAGAGTTGTCTTACCAGTGCCTGGACTTCCTACGAATAGTAGGTTAGGAATTTCATCCTTAAATTGAGATACAACTCTCCGAGACTGCTCATCAAGAATAAGATCATTCAATGAAGTCGGCCTATATTTTTCACACCAGATTTTATCAAACTCAATCATACCTTATTTACCAGAACTACCAAATCCTTTTTCACCACGTGCTGAATCATCATTAGCAACACCTTCATGCACAGTTACAGATTGATTAACATATGCAACAAACTGTGCAATACGATCACCAGCACTACCAATATAGTCTTTTGTTGATAGGTTGTACAATTTAATTGAAGCGTCTCCTCTATAACCTTCATCAATGATACCTGGATGAGGCATGATGCCATGTTTAAAGCCAAGACCAGATCGACCTTCTACCTTAAACCAGTATCCAGGCTCAATGAAAGCAACCTTGAGACCAACATCCACAACAGCTGATCCACCAGCTGGTATAACAAAGTCTTCAACACAAGTAACATCCATACCTGTATCCGTAGCATGATTCTTAACAGGCAGCACAGCGTCTGCATGAGTCTTTTCAAATTGTAGTAGCATATACACCTATTATGGCAGCTATCACCCTATAATCAACTAAGGGTTGTAAATTATGTTTATAGGATTAAATAAGTATATGGAAGAGTATGATTCAGCAGTCGATGATATCCTCAATCAATTGAGTACTCAAAACCACTCTGTACCAAAAGAGAAAGAAGCTATAGAGATTCCAGATGCAGATAAGCTTGAAGAGTATCTTGTAAAGCGTACAGCAAAGCTTATTGACACTACACTTGATGCTGTTGATGTTGTTAAAGATTACATCTCATCTGCACCAGAGAATAGAGACGTTGCTTCCCTCGCCGAGCTTATGCGATCTGCAAATAGCGCTATTGAGACAATGCAGAAGATCCATGCTAATAAAGAGAACATTACAGCTCGTAAGGATGTCAAACAAATGGATATTGACTCCAAGAAAGAGCTCAATGTTATAGACAACACAACAAAGCTTGTAATGTCTCGTGAAGAGCTTATGAACGCTCTAGTAACTGAGGATGAGCCAGTTGTTACACTTGATGATAAGGCAGAAGCTATTAAGATATAGCATTATTATAACCTTCTTCAGAAAGGACACCGTGGTCACGTAATATATTGTTGCTGCGGATTTTGTTCCGTTGAGCTCGTTGTACTTCCTCTAGAGGAGACTCATTTATAACCGGACCTTCATGCGTCCGGCTCATCTCAGCTACTGCAAGGTCTAACTGCCTATCATATTCCTCCTCTTCTCCTGGAGCCCATGTCTCACCATCACTGAGACCTTCTTCGAGGGTCGCTTTACCAGCTTTACCACGTGCTCCTTTCGAACCTTTCGAACCAATCGAACTACTTTGAGGCATATTCGCTTTAATATCGTCGATATTGCCTTGACATACTCTAACTTCCACTGTCTTAATATCCTGATGGAAAATCTTTAGCACCTTTGACCATTTTGTACCGTTGATCTTCTTTTTAAGGTTACGCCCATTCTCATCCACAAAGCTAAGATCACCATTACCTACTTTAAACGACTTTAGGAAGTGTTTATATGCACCCACTGTGAAGTCAACATTAATATCAGATTGTGAATTACTATCACACACTTTATAAAACTTCCACGTTGTCTCCCCGACTGGTCTTGCAGCCACAAAGAACTTATTAGCTTTTTCTGGATCCTTATATGATGGATCGTTCACCTCCAATGATGGATCGTTCATAAATTTTCTAAACAATTTTTTACTAATAGCAACACCATCATTGATGATCATGTCCTTGGTAGTATTGTGTAATGTTTCCATACCCTTATCTGTAAGGTCATGCTTATATCCAGCAGCATATGAACCAACTTGTGTTGATTTACTGTACTTTTCCAACTCACTATCACTCACCCCCTCTCCATTAAGCGCCCGTTTGATGAATGAAAGATCTGTACCTTGGTGCGAAATACCAATACGATGATCCGGACCAATGTTGCCTGATCCCTGTAAGGTGAGTTCATCGTTCGGATTTTTCGAATAGGTTTCATACCACAGAGTGTTTGTATCTACATCAACAAGTCCAGCAAATATAGAGTAATGACCACCTGCACCATTACTACTACCTTTTGATTCTAAGCTATAGATAGTAGAGATTTTTGTATTACCATCCGTATAGCTCTTACCAGTAGTATTCGAACTACTAGTACCACTCTTAATCGGTCCTGTGCTTGTTTGCTTAGCTAAGCGCGCTGAATTATCAGGACGTCTATCAGCTGTTCCAGTTGCATCAGTATCATATTTACGACCATTAACTTGCAGAGTTTTTTCACCGAGTGGACGACTCATGTTGTTCTCATATGGATTATACCTATACTTAAACTCGAATCTATTAAAGCAACCACCAATATCCTCTTTAATCTTACCCAATATATTACTACTAGCAGCAGAGTAATCGTAGTGTGACTTCACATCTGGAGTGTATCTAAACATATCACTAGGTGATCTAAAAGATTTACTATTATTAACCTTATTCTTAAATACTGTAAGGTTTTTCTTACCAGTAAGAACAGATTGTGTATTTGTATATGCTTTATTTGCTACTTGTGCAACCTCTACAAATGCATCTTTAAATATAGAAGGTATCTTATTGAAGATCGTCTGGTCCAAGCCATCAATCATATTAGTAAATGATGCAGAAAGAGCACCAACCCCCCATGTATTATCAGATGTCTTAGTAGAAGCAGATTGAGCCATTCTACCAATACTATCAGATGTTTCAGTAAATAAGTTACATGGAGAGTTTAAACAATCTTTAAGTGCCTTGTTAAAGTCAAATTGAAAATCATCATCCCAACCAGCTGGATTAGACCAACGATTGCGCATATTATCAATTGCAGATTTAAAGAGTGGGTTATAAGTCATTTTATGCACATACCACTCAATAGTTGAGTTATCAAGTACATTACTATTGAGTGTGAGGCTCTGAACAACACTATTAGCAGCACCAAGATTACCATGGAGCGCGCTGTTAAAATTAAGCGCAAGATTGATATCAACTTGCCATTCAGGATCATCTACCAGATCACAAAAAGGAGTATTGTACTTTAAATACTCTTTACTTATAGCAACACCTTGCAATTTCTCATGCAGATTATTTCCGTAGATAGCAGCCATTATATATTGTTTGAAATTTGCTGCAGAACAGCGTTAATGTACCTATGCTTGATGAACTTATAAGTTGTCCCAGCTTGAGCTTTAAATATATAGTCTGGATTGTTCAAAAGAACAATCACCCACCATAGTTGAATAGTACCATAAAGTTCATATGATAGTGTAGTCCAGGGCTTATCAGTATTAAGAACAACGTCAGTAATATACTCGTCACTTATATCATCAGGGAAGACAACCTTATTAAGGATGTTGTAGAAGTAGAAATCCTTAATATCACCATCAATTAGATTGACATTGAATATGTTCTCATACAAGTTACTGTTGAGGTTGTCAAGTTCATCAACTTGACTTTGTGATGTTCCGTTAATAATTGTACTCATGATGGTTCTGGAACCCCGGGTTCCGTATTGGACACTCCGGAGGGTGTATTTGTATTACCGACTGTTACTCTTTCACCTGTTATGGCTGTTGAAAATGCATCACTAATCATTGCATTGCCATAATCACCAATAAGTGATGTAAACTTAAGGGTTACCTGATATGCTTCAGGTACTGGTGTAGTGATTTTCTTACTTCCGATTACACCTTCACCACTACCACTTGGTACAAACACTGTTGCCTGTCTTACTGTACCCATAAACTTAACTTCCATACTACTAATATAAGCATAAGGCATTGAGAATTGACCAGGTACAGAAACAGTATAAATCTTAGGTGGAGGAGTCCTCGCGAATGAAGTTTTATAAGGCTTATTCTGGAAAGCTAACAACCATAGTAGCTCATAGTTCTGCTGTATTGGACTATGAGTACCTCTTCTAACTGTATTAACGAGAGGAAATGTTATAGACTCTTCACGACCTTTTACATCCTGAAAGTATTTTGGCTTCTCAATATATACACCAGGTTGAGCGAAGTTAACTGTATTTGAGATATTATCTACTATATCTGTACCAGCTTCAATCAGAGTTTTAATTATTGGACCACCAACATCAGTAGCACCGCCCCATTCACCGGTGTTCGTTGATGGGCTGCTGTATATTGGTAATCTATAGTTAAAGCCTGTTGGTGTAGTGAAGTATATACCCGCAAGAGACTTTAGATTGTGTCGCTCAAGTAATTTTTGATCAGACTCAGTACCATCAGTCAGATTTGTGAAAGCGTCAAGAAAATTACTAGCCGCGGCCCCTGCCGTACCAGCCGCCTTCGCCAATTTAGCACTACTCTCCGACATCTGACCAAGAGCAGATTTAATAAACTTACTATCACCAAGAGCCTTCACTGCACCGGCTGATGCATTTAGATAGTATAGAGCACCTGAGATGAGAGAGCTCAAGAGTTGCTCACGTTCTGTTAGAAATACGCATGGAACCTTAGCTAGCGCTTCTTTAGTGGCCTTCGGACCTGCATACCAACTGAAGTCATTAACAACATCAATAACCTTCCTAGTCGATCTCAACTCTGGCTTACTATCAATGTTTGTGAGAGAAATCTTAAACTTACACAAAGCACTATTTAATCCATCACCAAGAGGGGTCTCGCTATTAATTATATTTGATTGCTCTCCACCTCTAAATGTTGATCCCTCATCGCCTCCGGCTGTATCTATTAATAGTGTACTCATTATGTGTAAAATTCTTGTGTTAATGGATTATTAGTGAACTGCAGTTCAGTAGAGCCAGTACCACCAGACTTTGATACCAACATATTAATACCATCACGTATCGATATTAATACATTAAGCTGATTCTTACTAACACTATTAAGCTCAGTCATTACATCTGAGTTAGCAGTTAATAGCTTATTAATTAACCCTGAGTTATTATTCCTTATGGTAGCATCTAACAGCTTATCAATTGGTCCACCGCTTTTTGCTGCAAGTCCATCATTCCTTATGGTAGCATCTAACAGCTTATCAATTGGTCCACCGCTTTTTGCTGCAAGTACATCATCTTGAGTATCATAATAGGTTACCTTACCATTTTTGCGGATCATACCATCACGAGCCATCCGATAATCTCCACCTGTAGACCCACCCGCCGGCGCGCCAGTTCTCCTATTATTTGATGTTTGGGATTGCGTTTTGCCTCCTCCCAATGCCCCATGTTCTCCGAAGATCCCTAGTAGGGTATTGTTCCAAATACCATCACCAGCTTTACTCACCCACTCCAAACCTGTATCTATAGCATCACTAACCCAGTCTTTCATGGCAGTAAACATACCCTTCAAAATCCCACCAATCTCATCGAAAATATCTGATATCCAAGACATCGAATCACTAGCTACATCAGTCGCCTTCGCGGCCATGTTATAAGTACCCTCTCCAAGCCAATCAGTAAAGGCATCAAAAGCCATTAGAAACTCTTCATCCCCACTCATACCAAGCATGCTTGGTAGTATATCAGCCCATGCCTCGAGACCTAGGGACCACTCACCTATAATAAAGTATCCAATACCTTCACCAAGCCTCCACAATCCACTAAGCAATGGTACTTTACCATCCTTAATTGCATCGAGTATTGTTGAACCCATTTCCTTAGTCTTTTCCCATAACCATGGCCCAAAATCTTGTTCTCTCTTACCAGTGTCTTCAGCTTTCGGATTAGCACTCTCATACATCCACATAACAATATCCATACCAGCTGATATAAATGGCCCAGCCCCTGGTATAAAGTTAGCAAGACCAGATGTAAGCTCCCATAATCCTTCACCAATCCTACCTTCGTCGAATGCAACATAAGCAAATCCAAAGTTAAGAAGTGAGCCTATCATAGGCAACATCTTTAGTCTCTTAATCGGTATAAATTTAGCTAACTTAGCAGCCATTATAGGTAGATGCCCGATATTTGATGCTACTTCCATCCCAAACTTGAATAATGCCGGTCCGAATTCTTCAAAAGCCTCAACAATCTGATCTCTAAAAGCGTAAAGTGCTATTCCGATAAGACCGGCAACAGCTGCAAGTTTACCCATTGGTGAAGCCTCATCACCTAACACGTTCCCATTCCCAGACTTTTGCATCTCTCCTAATTTACCTATAGATGCAGCCTTTGATGTTTTGAGCATTTTAGCTTCTGGTCCTGGATTCAGAACAGCCTTCATAACACCAAAGATCTTTGTATATCTAGCAATTTCTGGTGGTGTAAGGACTGGATTTACCTTTCCTGGCTTTCCATCTTTACGGGTACCCTTACCTGCTCCGTTTGATTTACCCTTAAGGGCACCAACCATTGCTGCGAATGGGTTTGTAGAATCTTCTGCCACAAATATATTTAATCGGCAGACAGGAAGCTAGCGTCAATTTCTAGCATAACTTCCCCATCAAATGTAATAACCTGATCAGTTGCTGCTTTAATACTACCAATATAGTCAAGAATCATATTACTTAACTTGAGAGGTAAGTTATTTACAATTTCTCTACGCTCATATGAACTAATCGCATCAAAGACAATCACAGCATCACTTACTTTAATACTATCAATATATTTAGATGTCTCGTAAGATACAACAATATCAATACTCTGCTTAACCTTCTCTTGTTGATCAGTAACCTTTGCAAGCTCAGTGCCTAGCTTCTTATTAATCTCTGTATCAATAACAAGAGTAGGTACTTTAAGCTTAACTGTAATACCATCATGTGTTACAGTAGTCTTAAACTTTACCTCAGACTTTTTGAATGTTGGTAGATCATTTAGATCATACTCCGATTCTTTAATAATAATATTTGAACCAATGGATGCTTTACGAAGTTCAACTAGAATAACGTTCCTATCGGTAATAAGGAAATCATTATCTGTAGTGCTATTGTCTGTGATAATCTTGTTAAGAATATTAGCGCGCTTAATGACACCATCAACACCATCGAATGCAGAACGAAGCAATTCCTTCTGTTGACTAACACTTGCAAGTTTAAATGATACATTCTTACCAGTAGATGGTATCTTAATTGCAACGGTAGTAGCATTATTAAGCTCTTGAAGGCTACCCAGTACACTCTTAACATCTGAAGTCATACTATTATTTATCGGGAATTCTGCTTTTGCAACTTATCATTTTCATCCTTCATTCTTTTACTATGTGTATTAAGAATGATCTTTGTCTCAATAGGCGATAGCTCAAAAAATAGGTTAGATCCAGGTGTTATAGTATTCTGAAACATATAGATTAATCTATAGAATGATTCAAGATCAGTAGAGAATATGTTAGTGATAAACTGTATAACACCGTTACCAATAATATCGATACTAATCCGCTCTACTCCAATCGATTTATTTTCGTCAATTATATCTATATCTAGAAGATTATCTTGAATGTTATTAACAAACTGCTTAATGTGCTGAAACATTGAAGCTGGTAGATTGTTCATAACCTGCTCCTGCTCCTCATTACTGAGAGTATTAAACTCAACTACAGCATCAGCTACTTTAACGCTCTTGATAGTTGATATAAACAATTCATCAATATGTTCATAATACGATATACATGGTATATCTAATATAACTTCAATACCACCCTCTTCAAACTTAGTCTCAAGATCAACATAGCTTACCTCAAGCTTATCAAGTATAGTTGATAGCTGAACATCAACTTGTCTATCTTCAACATTGATAGCTATGTTACCTTCAACGAATATCATTCGAACATAAATTAGTAGGTAGAACCTATCAAAGATGTTCATATCTGGCTCAATAAAGAGATCATCAAGCAATCTACTTATACCAACTAAGTCATTGTTCTGTGCAAACTTAATAATAGTTAGATACTCTCTATTATTAAGCTCTCTTACTCTGCACTTCCTACCTGACGGTAGCACTATTTCAACATTAAATTCCATTTAACACTCCTCTAGGAGTATTTAGTTGGTAATGTGAAAAGTTAAAGGCCGCTGTACGAGTTATATCACCTACAGCCATCTCCCCGTAGCTAATGCTATCACCTTCAAGGCTCATAGGCACAGCGTCATAGAATGTATGCATCTTACGTATACCATACTCTACAATATCGTTATTACCTTTGTTTGACTCACTAACCTTATCTGCATATCTCTCTGCAGTACGTGTATATTGAATGATGTCAATATTACATTTGATATCTGGCTCACCATCGTCCTCAATTAAGCCAGCATATGAAGCAGCCACTACCCAAGGCTGTAAGAAGAAGGAAAATACATCTCTATTTGTTTCAAGGAATGTAATACTAACATTGTTATCAGAGGATCTTTTACCACCTAACTGCGCTGGTTGAATGCCACCTCCACCTTCCCCGATCCCTATAGTTGAGATATTAAAGCTTTCCTTAGGAAACGCAACATTTTGTGCGAGCATGAAGCCTATTTCAGTATCTGATACTCTATCAATTAAACTTGTATCAACTTTAAAGGTTTTAGGGCGGTATATATCTAAGTAATGCTCAATAGCCTCCCCAACATTATCCATTTCACCACTACCAACCCGTGCCGAGAAGTTTATACCCCAAATGTTCTTATGTGGGATGTCATTCGTCCAATCTTGATGAAGACGTAGACGCTTTCGAATCGAATTAGGCATTTAGTATATTAACTCTCCTTTGTATAGAAGTGATAAGCAATAGTAGCATCAATTGATACTGTAGCACCTGTCCCGGTTGCAATGTCGTAACTAATATTACTAACATTACGAAGAGAAGCTCCAACAAGCTTATACTCAGCAACTGGCTCAAGATCTTTATCAAGCTGAGCGAGTTGAATGAAGAAGTCATCATCAGGAGTGCCATACTCACCAGTAGATGTCTGATCATCGAAAAGAGCACGTGAAGCTGTCTCGAAGTAGTTACGAAGTTTACTTTGAGCGTCAAGGTAAAAGGAGAGCGCGTAGCTGTCAGAACCTGGATATGTTGCAGTACCTGGAATGTTTAGGTTAAGTCCCATATAAGGTACAGGTACGTTTGAAATACTACGACCAGGTAATACAGCTGCCTTAATATAAATAAGATCACCTTCTTCTAGAGCTGGTACGCCTTGAAGCTGCATCTGTGTTACACGAAAGAGGAAATCCCGTGAGAAGTCCTTATCGGCAGCACTACGATAGAAATTTTGAATATTTTGGTTTACCGGCATCTTACTAATATTTATGTCTATTGATATGAATTAGGGCAATAAATCAGCACATCCTCTGATTTAAAGTTGTTTACCTATGCAAGTTCATTTCCCTGAGCGTCGTAGTTTTCTGGATTCTTGTTAATCTTAAAGTATTCATCAAATATTTTACTGAGCTGCTTTTGAACCTCATTACTGAGTTCATCTGTACCTTCAATCCCAAGCTTTTCAATATCATTAATAGCTCCTTTAATAATAGAATTTTTAATACTCTCTTGCTTTTTAGCAAGACCACTACCTTGACCTAGTTCGATCTCAGCTTGACCTGCAGCTTGAATCTCTGCACCCGCGGTAGCAGCGCCAGCAGCGGAAGCTAGCCTACCAGCAGCTTTTTGAACTTGACCTTTACCACGTTGAACTGCATCTTTAGCAGCTCCTAACATACCAGCACCTCGCGCCCCAACTCTACTAAATATGCCTTCTTGGACTTGAGTGTAGGCTTCGCTTAACATCTCCTGATCAGTTTTATTCATACAATTATTTATGCCAACTAGGTAAATTTACCATAAAAGAGGAGGTCTTTCGACCTCCTCTGTATTATATAGCTATTAGATTAATTTAGTTACCGATAAGCTCTTCAAATGAAGCATCTGTACGAGTAGCATAAAAGTTAACCAAGATAAATTCAGCAGTACGTACCGGCTTCAAGTAGATATCAACAACCAGCTCATTCTGATCAATAACCTCACCAGTATTGTTACGTTCGTCGCAGACAATCATGAAGTCATACAAGCCATCATCAGCTTTAACACGCTCAAAGAACGGTTTAAGTGTGTTAATGACTCTTGTACGCGTAAACAATGTGTTATTCTCAAAGAGGAAGAACTGCATTG